CTTCAACGGCCGTGGCCAGTTGGCCGAGCAGTGCCAGCGCTTGGTTGGCCTTGTTCTCTGCTGACGCAATGCTGACTGACGTTTCCTGAGCCAGCGCAGCGATCTGGTCCAGCGCTAACGTGGTCTTGCCATCGATCACCGCAGAGCTGACAGCAGCCTCCTGCGCCAGCGAGGCAATCATGCCAAGCGCCTGCACAGCAGTTGCCTGGGCAGTGCCGGCCGCGATGTTGATCTCAAGCACCACATCAGGTGCGATGGCATCGACCGTTGCGAACAACAGCTCGAACTGCCTGATCTGCTGCTGGTCGGTCAGAAACTGCGCGAGCTGGTCGCGTGTCAGGTTTAGCCTGCGAGAGTAGGGTGCTGTGGCCATCAGTACGCCAGCCCTTCGATCTGCGCCTCAAGGCGTGCGAATGCGATGTGCGAGTCGCTGTCGCCACGGAAACGCTGGATGCGCCAGTTACGCATGTTGCCCTGCTGAAACCAGGCCAGGCGCTTCTTGGTGTTGCCGATGGTGCCGGCACGGATGAATCGATCCTGGCTCCAGGACAGACCGTCCAGCGAGTAGCTGGTGCTGATCTGCGGGTCGACGCCCAGCGCCACTCTCCCGGTCAGGCTGACCAGCTCCAGCTCGTGGAACAGCGCTCCGTTGCCTTCGTTGTAGACGATCAAGGTGCCAAACTCCCAGCGCACTTTCTGACCCCAGTGCGTGCCGATGGTGTCCACCAGATAGCCGATGTTGCTGGACTGTGGATCGCCGACCAGCCACTTGTCGTAGGCCCAGACCAGATTGCGCGCACGGTACTGGCTGAAGCCGACCACGGTGGTGGTCAGCGTGAACCAGACAGCCTCGCCAAGCACCTGCGATGCCGCTCCGTCGTAGACCAGCGTGCGGTCTGGCAGGTGGACGTAGAGGTGCTGGTGAGCCTTGTCGTTGCGTGCCTCCAGCTTGACCAAGGCCAGTTGCGCCTCGGTGTAGTTCAGCAGCAACTCGTCAATCTCCTGCGTGCTGATCTTTTGTGCCGTGGCTGCAGCGCCCATGTAGATGCTTGGCGCTTCGTTTCGGCCGCTGCCAAGAAAAGCGATTTGCTCTATGTACACACAGCATGCAAACGTGCCCACGACACCCTTTTGAATCTGCGCGCCGTCAATGCGGTTGAATGGGAAGAACTCTGCGCCGATGTTGTCGAACACCTCAATGGTGTTGCGGTTGAGCGCATAGACCTCGTTTCGCAGCTTAAGCAGAGCAACCACTGGATCGGGGTCAACCTCTGAGCTGCCATATTTCAGCGGGTTGACCGCCAGCGGGTTTGACAGCTCGGTGACGATCAGAAACTCGCCATCTGTGGTCATGAAGTAGCCGTCCACCCAGACAACATCGAGCACGATGCCCAAGTCTGGGTCGGTGTTCTGCGTCAGTGTTGCTGCCACAGGGTCCCAGTAATACAGCCTGGTGCCGGACGCAATGGCCAGCAGGTCAAAGCTGTAGTCGAACGTCACCAGCGTGTCGGTCGGGCCGCCAACGTCTCCCAGCACGGTCACAGTGCCGTTGCTGGCCACGGTCACCAGCTTGGTGCCCATGACCCGGTAGCAGATGCCATTCCAGTTGACGCCGCCACGGTCCACGCCTGGGCCGCTGCCATTGGCCACAATGCCATCGCCTGGCCTCAGGAAGCCGTTGCTGATGCCGGACTGCTTTGGCACCGGCACCATGTTGACCGGGTAGCTTGTGCGCAGGTCCGGGCCGTTGTCGGTGTAGATGCCGTTCAGGATTGGTATCTGCATGGCCTCACCATTTCACTTTGTCTGCCCAGTAGGCAGCGCTCATCTTGCCCTTGGCGATGTTGCCAGCGTGCCGAGCCTTGAATGACTCGCGCCGTGCCTTGTCGGCTGCACTCTCGCCTTCCTTCTTTGGAGACCCAGAGACTCCCTGCTGGCCGAACCGGATCGTCTTGACCTGGTCGCCAGCCTTGGCCACGACGACGTGGCTCTTGGTCGGATGCGATGGCGTTCGCTTGGGCTTGTTGAAGCCCTCCACGCCAATGCGCTCCAGCCTGTGGTCTTTCTTGGTGGCCATGATCAGGCGATCCGGTACCAGGAGTTGGTCGCCTGCACAAAGCGCATGCGGAAGAATGCGTTTGCAGCCAGCGTGGTCGGCGCACCGTAGGATGCGGACGCGCCATTGATGGCCAGCGTGAAGGTCGTGATGATCTGCGTGGTCGTGACCAGCACCTCGGTGCCGTCAGGTGTCTGCGTGTTCAGAGGCAGCGTGACCGTGCCAGCAGCCAGCGTGCCGGCAGGCTGAATCAGCATCCATTGCTGGTCGGCCACAGGAGTCGGCACCGCAATGTTGAAGCCGGTGCCAGGGGTGTAGACGTTGGTGGCCAGCGTGGGGCTGGCAAAAGTCTGCTGGAAGTACTGCAGGAGCTGGCTGATAGGCAGGCGTCGTGCGTCGCCATTGTTGGGGACGTAGACGGGAATCTGGTCGCCAGGAGAGACCTGTGCCAGCAGCGGAAGTTGGTTGATTTGCGGCATGGTGCTCGCTCCTTTAGTTGTACTCGATAGGGCCGTCTGGTCCAGCGGTCACCGGATAAACGGGGTTTCCCAAGAATGGGTTGTCGTACACGCGCCAGGGCTTGTTTCCAGCGCCAGATGGCAGCGTGTTGGGGAACTGCTGCTCCAGCGGGAACGTGGCACGCTGCAGGAGGGTATCGTAGCCCTGCTTGGCCGTGGCCTTGGTCTCCGGCATCACCTGCTTGCCGTAGCTCGGAGCCAGCCGGATGCCCAGGCTGCAGATAATCGCCTCGTAGGCCGAGTCCGGGACGCTGGTCTGCTCGTCGATGCTGCCGTCCTGGGGGCTGGCCGGGATCGGATAGCCCAGCCGGATGCCCTTGCCGTTCCAGTCGGCCATCATGGCATCGAGCCTGCGCCTGGCGGTCTCAAGCTGCTCTGGCTGCAGGTCGAACACATAGGACGCAAGGCCGATCTCGGTAAATGCGGCCTCAATAAATTGGCGCTTGCTGTAGCCCATGTCAGCCTCCCTGCTGCATTGCAGTGGCAATCAGGCCACTGAGCTTTTTGTTTGATGTGCGACCGTTGAATGGTATTCCCAACTCGGTGGCCTTTGCCTCCAGCTCCTCGCGGGTGACTGGCGCATCGTCTTGCGGCACCTCTTCAGGGACTGCTGCTGCCGCCTTGGCACGCTGCTCTGCACTCCACTTCGGGTCGAGCTTGTTGACCGGCTTTGGAGGCTTTGGCTTTGGGACTCGTTTGGGCAGCGGCTTGGGGACGGGCTTTTGGTAGACGAAGCCAGATGCCTCGTCTGCTGCCTCAATCTTCAGGTGCCAGCCGGCTGCCAGAGCCTGGTCGCACTCTGCTTGATCCTTGACCACACGCATATCGGCGCGCTTTCCTGGGCGTGCCGGTGGCGTCTTGTAAAGCATGCGTGGGTATTGCAGCATCATTTCCTCTTCGCTGTCTTGGCTGAGGCCACAAAGTCGGCCTTGGTCGGTGCGCCCTTGGTCCCAGGCTTGCGCATGCGCTCAGGCGTCTTGCCTGCGGCCTTCTGGCGCTCAATACGCTCGCGCTTGGCGTGGATGTTGGCGTACAGGCCGGCCTTCATTTCTTGGCCTTCATTGGCTTGGCTGGCGCTTTGCTGGGCTTGCCTGCGGCCTTGGCTGCAGTGCGCGCAGTGGACAGCGCAACGGCCACGGCTTGCTTTTGCGGCATGCCAGATTTCATCTCCTTGGAGATGTTCTTGCTGATTGATTTCTGCGAGTAACCTTTGGTCAACGGCATGGTGTGCTCCTTGTGAATGGGGGGACCGAAGTCCCCCCACCGTTAGTTGAAGATCAGGTCTGACCGAACAACAGGATGCCGGACATCTCAGGCTGCTTGTTCACGACGCCGAACAGGGTGTCAAGACGATACTTGATCGTCATGCTGTCAATGTCGTAGAACTTCTGCATCACCACCTCGATGCCGTTGTCGGTGGTGGCACGCATCACTGCAACACCAGCGTCCGAAGGCACAGCGTAGCGACCAGGCAAGATTTCCAGAGCATCGCGCTGCCAGAACACGTTGATGCGTCCAGGCTGGGTGTTCAGGAACGTGATGGTGGCACCGGCCGCAGGGGTCGAGTTGATGTTCTGGTACTGCAGTTCAGCATCAGAGCCGCCTTGACCCGAGATGAACGGAGGCGAGATCGTGATGGTCTGACCAGCACCAGAGCCAATCGTCTGCACACCAGAGCCAGCGTTGGGCAATGCGATGACCCGGAAGGTCTTCTCTTGTCCAGTGGACTGCTTGGTGATGTGATGCACCGCCTCGACGTTGGCCACCGTGAACGAGTCTCCAATGCTGACCTGGCCGCCTGCAGCGATGTCGATCAGAATGTTCTGGAAACGGTTGTCCACGTTGATCTGACCACCGACCAGGTTCGACGTGGCTTGCGGCACATAGAACTGGTTGGCCGTGTCAATCGTGACCTGGGTGGTCGACGGATTTGGCACGTTGATCGCGTTGGAGTAGTCCATTTTGTAGGTCTCGAACCCGGCGACCATGCCAACGAAGCTGCGCTCAAACGCAGTGTTGGACTTGTTGCCGTTGAACGAACGGGCCTGAGCACTGGCGATGTTGCCGGCCAGACCGTTGTAGTCGCGGCTGGACAGGGCCAGAGCACGGTCGTTCATGACCACGCCTTGCTCGTTCATGATGGTGTCGCACAGCGCCACATCGTCGTAACTGCCAGCACCAGTGGACACCGACACGACCAAGGTGCCCTGCGAGGACGCCACGTTCATGATTGCCACGTTGATGTCGGAGGCCAGCTTCTGCGAGGCTGATTGGCCCAGACGACCTTCCTGCAGTGCGTCACGCAGTTGCAGCGCGGTCATGGTCCAGGGCACGGTCTGGCTGAACCCGAGGGTGGCCGGAACTGCGAGCTGGGTCATGTCCTGGTACTGCAGCGCAATGCTGGTGCCAGGCGTGCTGTTGATCGACTGAGCGATGTAGGGTTGCGGACGCCAGATGGTGTCACGAGCACGCTCCATCATCACCTGGTCGGTGCGATAGACGCTGACGTTGCGGGAGAGGACCAGCGCATCGTTGAAGCCTTCGAGAAGGTCTTCAAACGCGACGCGCTCTTCTTTGGAAAATGAATTTGCCATGATTGGCTCCTATAAAAAAATCAGTTTCTGGATGCTGTTTGTTTCTGCCGCTTGTACTGGAGGACTTTCGTCATGTTTCCAGTGCGTGCGGCTTCATCGCGCAGCCGTTCAAGTGTTGAGTCCACCGCGCCAGATACTCGACCAGTTCCCTGGACGATGCGCTCTGGTGCGGGTGCTGCCCTGCGGTTGGTAACTTTCAATTCCTTCTCCAGTTTCGCTACCGCGAAGGCAAACTTCACGGGGTCGGTTAATGTTGCGAGTTCCGCTGCCTTTTTCGGGTTCTTGCCGAGTGCATAAATCACCAGGGCCGGATTGTCCGAGCCTTGTAGGACGATGCCTTGCTGGGTGACGCTCAAGACCTGCTGGACGGTTTCCTCAGCATCCTCGTAGTCACGCACCTTCAGCTCGGCTTTCGCCTTGCCGTAGGACTCCAGCTTGCTTTGCCAGGCTTGCTGCTGCGCTTGCTCGGCCTGTCGAACCTTGTCGGTCTCTAGGTCGTGCTGGCGCTTGCGGTCATGCCAGGCGTCCATTGCTTGCTCGTATCGATCCGCATCGTAGTCGTGGTCCTCCAGCTTCGGCTTCGGTCCCAACGTCACGACCGGCTTTTTCTCAGTCGTTGTGGCCGTCAGCTTGGCTTCGAGTTCACGAATCCGGCGCTCTTTTTCCCTGTTCGCTTTACGCAGCTCGCGCACCCATTCCGGCGCACGGACTTCCTCTTCGGCGGGGGGCGCTTCCTCGCCAATGGAGACGACAACCTCGTCCGACTCCTCCTCCTGCGTTTGCGTCTCACCGTCGTTCAGTTGGTCGCTGGCGGCATTGTTCTCACCAGTTTCAATCTCAACTTCCTGCGGCTCGTCCTCAATTGCTACGGTTTCGTCGATTTGGCTCTCATCAACAATCACTGCCCTTTTGTTCATCGGTTGACCCCATCAAACTCACCCATTGACACGGCTGGGTGGATGCCGTTTCCCACATTCTCACCCATTTGCCATCATCTGACAACGGGTTGAATTTCTTGGCCCATGACAGCTTGCTGGGCTGCCTCGATTTCGGTCAGCACCAGGTTTTGCTGCTCCAGGCTGGTCTTGGCAAGCGTCTCGGCCGTCTTGGCACGAGACAGGCCGGCGTCGGCCACGGTCTTGATTGTGCTGGCGCGCGCCTGGGCTGCCTTGGCAATGGCCTCCTCGGCCGCAGCCTGCAGGAAGACAGCGTTCGGGTCTTGGGGCTGGCCCTGCAACTCGATCATCATTTGCTCGGCCTCTTGCTCTGTCGGCTTGACCACGCCCATGCGCAGCAGTTTCTTGCGGAAGAAGTCGCGCACGTCGCCGATGCCCTCGCCTTCCATGTTCAGCATGGCCATCGCCTGCAGCACCTGCTTGGTCTCTGGGTCGTCGCTGATGGCCATCATGCCGGTCAGCGCCCGGACGGTCGCCTGGCGCTTGCTTGAGCTGGACGGGCCAACGTCTGCGACCACATCGAACTTGGCCTGGCTCAGATCGTTTTCCAGAACCACCTCGCCGGTCTCGCTGACCATCGGCTTCATCAGGTCGACCATGTCGGCCTCTTCGGCAGCGTTGATCACCT